CGCCTTTCTAAGGCGGAAGATGTCCAGTCACCCCTAGATCAAGATTACTCTTGACCTAATTTCGACTAGACCGGAAAATAGTATATTGATTGTTAATTCTATATATTATCATGTGCGTGATATACCTTTTATCACTATGGAGCACATGGGATTGTTAAAGAGATTAATTCTCTTACCATTCCATTAGCCCATGATAAATCGTAGCTTACGCTACATATATAGATAACATAGAGTTAATAATTGGTAAACTAGAAGTACTAAAAATGGAAACATTTTTCTATTTTCACTTAATAAAACGTAATATATCTTAGATATAGTCGTTTATGTTACTTGAAAAAGTCATTTTAGGTGGTTGCGATTGTGGACCTGGTAATAGACCAATATGCCGATCAGTTGATCGAATCATTACGTCTATATCATTACTAGCTTTTCTCAATACGGAACCTCCAAGATTAATACTTGGCATAGTGGCTGGTTGACCTCGGATTACCGAAGCTTCAAATTCTGCTAAAAATCTTTTAGCTAATTTTGCTTTGGCACCGATAAGTCTTGTGGAAGCACGATCCTGGAAGACTGATGGTGATGGAAGTGCAAGCACTTCAATCATTTCCTTAAACGAGTCTAGTTTTCTAGCTCTACTTATGGCATCAATCACATTTCCCAAACTTCTCATTAGAGGAGTCTGAGTTATGAACCAGATCGGCGACGTCCATATATCTGACGAATCAACCAATCCCCAAGTAGCTGGATTAACAACTTCCGGTGATTTAATTAAATCATCCGCAAAGTTGATAAACTCTGCTTGTTTAGATTCTATGGAAGAAATGATTGAAAGATAAACATAATTATTTAGGTCAACAACATCATGAAAATGAAGTTGTCCCTCGTAATTACTATATAGTTTTACTAGATACTCCTCCAGAAGAGTTTTATCTCCTAAAAGGTATTTATTAAAACTATGTAATAAAGTAATTCTCGAAACTAAGTTTTGAGTTACTTTTCTATCTTTATTCATGACTTCCCATAGTTTTCTAAAAACTTCCGGGATTGATATCATTCCATGAGGAATATAATTTCTATTATGAATAATCTCAAATATCGATTGATATAAGAGATGATATTTATTAATATTATTATATAAACCCCCTATTTGGATCCCACTAACTTCTATTCCATTAATAAAGATCCTTTTCGCAAATTCATACATATTTGAAGATATGCATGATTTTGGGATTGAGATCCCGACATCAAGTTGTTTCATTATATCTTGATACATTTTTGCTACTTCATCGTGGTATATTACAATATCATCACCTAGAATCATATAGAAATATTCTTTAAGATTCAATTTGTGATGTATATAATGTAATATAACATGATGTGATAGCGTAAAAGTGGACCAAGATGAATATGCACCCATGGGTTGACCACAATTATAAGTAATTGTTTTGTCTTCCCACGGTACATAAAATGGAAAACTTGTTAATATCATTCTCCAAGCTAAGCTTGTTTGCTCACCGAAACATTCTTTAATAAACATTTCTTGAAATGTTATTGGGAATCTATCAGTCGCAGCACTTAGATCGAAAGAGTAATATTTATGTCCTAATGGTTTATTAGTAATAGTAGGACATTGTGTAAAAGTTCTATCAGTTGGAATTACTTTTAGAAAGTTAAAATGGATACTATGTATCTGTTTTAACCAGGCTTGGGACCAGTAGTCAAAAATCGCGATTATTCGTGATTTTGCCTCTGGATCCTTAACCACTGAAAGTCTTCTAACATGATAGGAACTTGGGTCTTTTCTAAATTTGTTATTAATATCCATTACCATCTCAACTCTTTGTTGATATGATTGATTTCGAAATCCTTTGAACATTTGTTCTTTGAATTTGAAATCAAATGGTTTTGAAATATTTTTCCAATATTTAGTTACAAGATACCATTTTTCCACAATGATAGTTTTGAAAATTTCATCATAATGAATCATCGATGATCTTATTGATGTGCCCATTAATATTGTTTTCAATATTTCTGGCATAAATTTAAGATCCATCAGTGCATCTCTTGTCGCTCTTCCAATTGGACCTGATTTATTACTAAAATGTAAATCTTGAAGTTCAAAGTATCCTTTAAGTTTTAACTTAAATTGATACTCATCCAAAAATCGTGGAATATGGGAACTAAGTTCCCGCTCCATGATAGGATTTGAACCTGAAGGATTTACTAAAGTAGATAAATCAGGGTCTTTCCAACCTGGTAACGTACGAGATATTGATAATAATGTAAAGACAAATCTTAAAGAAAGAGGGTCTCGAGATTCAATTAAGTTATGTAAATAACTTATTTGTTTCGGAAGACCATTTCTTCGATTTATCCCTATTATCATTTTAACCTCCTTTTGGGGGTTATCTGATAAATGGGACATAACAATTTGTTTTATCATTTTGATATAAGCAATTGTCCAAATCGATCCATTCTCCTTATTCCATTTAGATACTTGGTTTATCCAAGTTCTAGCATGGTCTATGGAGTTTGGAACTTTAGGAAACCAAATTAACACTATCCAATATACTATTTTGTGTATTAGGTTAAAGTTAATTTTTGTCATTTTTAGTTATTATTAATGATTATGAAGACTTCGATTCCATTCCATTTCTGGGGAGTCTAACCGCGT